AATTCTTCTAAAAATCTTGCATCTGGCGTTCCGTGATAACCCTTAATTACAATAGGTTCTCCAGTTTTAGCTTGTGATATAGGTTTAACTTTCTCCACAAACTCCTCTGCACTCTTATACTTCTTAGCTTCTTCTATGAGGGGTTTAGTGGTAGGTTTTGGTGCAAATTTATTAAAATTAGTTTCCCCTTCATCTATTCTTCTACCCAACCACTCAGCTGATATTGTATCTATGGGTTCTATTCCGTCTTTTATTTGTCTTTGGATAAGCCCACTTATAATCTCATTTTTAGGAGTTTTATTCTCAATTTGTTTTTCTATAAACATTATTTCAAAGTCAGAACCTTCTCCTAACTCTTGCTTAAAGTGATTGAATGTTCTTTGTTCATCTACTTCTATGAGGGGTTGTTGGGGTTTTAATTCTGATAGGTTGGCGGTAATCTTTTCTCCTGCCATAGTTAATAGGTTAGCCATATTGCCAGTTGCACTTACAAATTTATATGCAGTTTCGCCCATTTTTACAACATCACCCTGATTAAACTTCATAGGAATACCAGCGTGCATTTGAGTTAATTGTAATAATTCAGGCATTTGTGCTTGGCTTCCGCTCATACCAAGTAAGTTATATAGCCATCCAAGTCCTGGTCTTGCAGATATTATTTCAACTCCGCCCCTACGCATAACATTATGAATTCCTGAGTCAGCCATTAACTGCCAAGCCTTCCATTCCTTGTCAGTTAAAGTCCCTTTAGCTCCCCCCGCATCCAAACCTCTTCCTCCAACAACTGCTTTGTGAGCTATATCAAATAATTGTGATTTATTGTAAGTAACGGTTGGCTTAGAAGCTATCTTTTGTAATAATAATTGTGCCTGTGGGGTTCTAAGTATCTCTTGAACAGCACCTACACCAGTTGCTATCATACCTGCTAAGGCAATATGTTCTCTAAGCGGAACAGTATTGTCATAGTAGCCTCGTTTCTCAATGGGTATCGGATATCCTTCTTCGTCTTTATATACGGCTCCCTCTTTAAACCCAGTTATATATTTACCTGCTTTTGATTGTGTCCATTTATCATACGCTGCAATAGCTGGTTCAAACTTTCTAAAAAACTCTGGGAGCTTAATTTCTTTTTTCTCTCCAGCGACTAACATCTTTATAGAGGGTTGGGGTAATTTTTCTTTTACAGGTTCATCTGCTACAGGCTCTTCTGCAAACATTTCCGCATCAGTTAAGGTTTTGGGGAACTCAGCCTTAGTATTAACTCCATCAACAACCATTCGTGGATGGCCTTCACGCTTATATTTAGAAGGTAAGTGTCCTGCATTATCAGGATTAAACCCACCCTCGTCTTTATATAAAGCTCTATAATCATAAAAGTGTTTGGGGTTATCTGGGTTAGTATCTAAGCCCATTTTTTCAGCATACGCCTTATAATCATCTTGAAATTTATTCTCATCTATTTCTCCAGCTTCAGCACTAGGCATAATAAAATCGCCTACTTTTTGTATAGCTTTGCCCATAGATAAATTTAATACTTCGCCTATACTTATTTTATCAACATCTTCAATCTTGTTTAGTTCTTTTAATTTATCAACTGTGGTATCATTGTCTTGAGCTATTTTAGAAAGGGTGTCACCTGATTTTATGGTGTATTCATCTAAGGATTGCTTCGACATTCTCTCGATATGCTCTTTTGACCTATTCCCCACTTGCCCATACCATTTACTATCTTTCATTTCAATGGCGGCTTTTTTGTAATCACCTTTTTGTAATGCGGATTTAAGTTTTTTGAATGACGAAAGTTTAGAAAGCCCCATATTATAAGACATATCATTTATAACATATTGCTGGTCTGGCGATAATTGATTGAATGTTTCTTCGCCAAGCCATCCTTTTGCATCTTTTCCAGCTTGAGAATATAGTTCATCAAACGGAACGTCTGCTTCTTCTCTGGTTGTAGGTCTTTTACCCGATACAACGTCTGGGGGCAATTTACCGGCTATATATGGGTCATCTATATTAAAACCATAGCCAACAGTTTTCTTGCCTACAGTATCAGTATATATATCAGGGCGGAAGCCTTCATATTGTTTAGTTAAATCTTTACCTGATTTTGTATCATCGCCAAACATCTGCTTATCAGTAAGAATTTTAGGGGGCTTATTGCCTGTGAACATTTCTGCGTCTGTTAGTATTCGTAATCCCATTATTCGCCCCTGTTCTCATCGCCTAACATTTCTACCCATTTATTATCCGCTTGCTTTTCAAACCAGACACCATCTTTCATTTTTCTATCCCCCAATTGACCATATTTACCACCAGTTATTCTACTTGTAGTTTTTTCTCTTCCTGTCGCCGGATCATACTCTTCGGGTAGCACTTCTTTAATTTTCTCTATAATATAATCAACATCAACTCTTCGTAATTCTAAAGCATCTCTGTTATCTTCTATTGTAGCAAGTGCTTCTGCTTGACTATTAAAGGTAGATACAGCTAAAAGAGCTTTCTTTGTTTCTGCGCTGATGTTCTTTTCTTTACTAATTAAAGCACCCAAAGATTGTTTGTATTCATCTAAAGTTATCGTCTTATCATCAAATAAATCTTTTGTTATTTGATATTTGGTTCTACCTTTGTCAATATCTGCTTTTTCCTTTTTAGCTAAGTCATTTTGTTTAGCAGTAGCATATAAAGCTACAGCATTTGCATATTGCTCTTTTGGGGAATCTTTATCGCTAACACCTATATTATATCCCTCTGACGCAGCTTTCTCTTTGAGCTTTGCTAATTTATCCTTCTGTTCTATATCTCTTGAATACTGAGATTTTATGCCATATAAATCCTCACCAAGAGCATCAAGTTGAAGTTGTTGCTGTTTTGGGAGTTTTTCCCCAGATTCTTTTTTCTTATTTAGAACATTCCAAGTGATAGCCTTCATTCTATCTTCTTCTGATGCGGCAGATGGAGCTTGCTGATATGGCTGGCCACCCTGACCCATCAATACTCTTGGTTGCCCCTGCTGAACACCACCAGATTGCTGTTCTCGCCATTTACCTGTCAACTCTTCCTGTATAGGTGTCTGATAATCAAGCTCTTTTTGCTTATAAAACCAGTTCTGCTTAGCTTTCAACTGATTAGCAAGCATATCACCCATTATTTTAGTTCGTTCAGCCCTTATGCCAGCATAGTCCTTTATTGTCTGTTCTATACCTCTTGCGGCCGCTTTAACGTTGTATTTTGCCATAATTAACCTCCGTTATCTATAATTAAACGTCTGCCCTGTTGGGGATTTCCAATCTCCGTTACCCGTTATTGATTGCTGAGTAGCGCTAGGCATTTGTTGTGCTAGTAATTTTTCATACCAATCTTGCTGACCCTTTTGACTCATTATTGAACCAATGCCCGAACCAATACCAGATACAATGTCAGCCATGCCGCCACCGCCCCCAGGTTGCCCTGTAGTGGTCGTGGTTGACCCTGTTGCCCCATATTGAGGCTTCATGCCAGCTAAGGCAGCAATAGAGTTAAGCCACGTACCTCTGGCGCTTTCAGCGTATTGAGATTTTTGCTGAGTAAGATTGCTTATTAAATCAGATATGTCGCCTGCTTGCTCTATCCCTGTCATAGCCATAGTATTTTCAAGGGCAGGGCTATCAGATACGCCTCTTCTGGCCGCAGATGCCTTTACCTTATCCATAAGGCCTGTGGTCATTGCGCTACCACCATAAAACTGATTAACCTGCTTTAGGGCAGTATCATAGATGTCATCCCAATCTATTTCTGTTGCGCCCCACATATTGGCAGCACTTCCACCCTGTAAGGCACCCCACATCCCGCCTCTGGCCGCATCTGATTCACCGTATCCGGGAAGTTGACTATATGTAGTCTTAGATGTAGATGTTTGTTTAGATTTGTCTTCATCCTCTCCAAAAAGTCCGGATGCTAATTGTATTGCTGCTGGTATTGCGTATTGCCACATAATCTTTCTCCTTTATTCTGGTATCACATAAACAGTACAATAGATTTTCCCAAGTGTATTTAGTGAAGCTGTACCAGCTTTAAGCTGTGCTTTTATCGTATAGGTACCTGCTGCTACGTTGATTGCTATTCCGTTTATATCTTCTTTCTCATAAGCTGGGTAAGCCGCTCCATCACCACCAGCATAAGCTTCAGCTATTTGAGTGCTACCATAAACAACCTGTATATAACCATCAATGGTAGCATTATTGCTTGATATTTCAACAGCCCCAATTACTAATATAGTTGATGTGCTATTTAAGGTTATATCAAAGCTTGTCCATTGACCTCCATCATTCATATCCGCATAAGTAGCTGCTATGCAAGATTCAGTTGCGTGCAATATGTTTATTGGGCTGTTTGCGGCAGGTAATCTTCCGTTTGCATCCATTTTAACATAATTATTTGCATAAACAGAAGCCTCGACTATATCGCCATCTGAATCATTATAAAAACTACCTAGCTGTCTATAGTAAGTTGCACCCGTAGGGGATGTTGATGACGCTGAAATCATTACTGTAAAAGTATTTGCATCTGCATCAGCTACAGCATAGATATAATATGTAGTAGAGGTGTCTTCACTTCCAGTATCTATATTGTCCCAATCAACTGAAGTCGCTGATGTATTTTGTCTAAACTTCCTTACTGATGCGGCCGTATTGCTACAAACTACCTCGCCTGTAGCTACTGCTATTTCAGAAACACCAGTATAAGATAAATCACACCCTTGCCTGTGCGTTCCCAATACTCTATCAAGAGGCGCTACTATATCTTGATAAGATGCGCTATCTATATCAGACGGGTTTTCTGTACCCAAAATAGTATCTTCTCCCGTCGCGTGTCTCCATTCATAGGCGGCTTGCGCATTAACACTTAAAAACACAACTAACAATAAAGCTAAAAATAGTTTTTTCATTTTTCTCTCCTTTTTAAAAATTAACCATTAATATATATAACCAGTTAAGACCAGCTATATATAATACAAATAATAGAATTAGTATTCCTGCGATAATATGACTTTTCTTATCCATTTTTTCTTCACCTCAAGTAAATGTTTATTTACTTTATTCTTATTCAAATGTTCTTCAGCCAAAGTATTAGTTTCTATATTAGGTGCTCCAACTGCTAACGGTACAGCATATCTTCTGTAAAAATAATCTTCTAAATCATAATCAGATAATGTTTCAAATGCTTTATTAACAAATAAATAATTTTTTCTATCTGGTATGTTGGGATTTAGATATAACATACTACCGATAATCATATTTATAGTCTGTTTTCTTGAAAACTCAACACCCTCTCTAAAGTAGTGTTGCTCATCTTTATATATAACTGGAACAAAATAAAAATTAGCATCAGCACCAACAATTACAAAATCACATCCCTTACCACTTACTTCGGGGTCAAAGTCTGGTATTTTAAGTTTTATATGTTCAGCACACAGTTCAACGTTATTATCATATTCCTCTATATATGTTTCAACGAGTTCATCCATAGGAATTAAGAAGTTAATCCCTAATATCACTAATGCTACAACAATAATTACCGCAATTACTTCTCTCATTCTATTTCTCCACACACCACTAACCCAGTAGTATTTAAGTAAAGTTCTTTTTTAATTCTATCTATTTCCTTATCTGATATACCAGTCAACCCAGACTTATCTATAAAACTGCCCATTATTTGTAAGCCACCATTCATAGGGCTAATTGAAATGCCATCCTCAGTAAGTTGAAACATTCCCCAAGGATAAGTGCTGTCGCCATCTTCATCAAGTTCATACACAACGTGCCCCCACGATATAGGACCACCTATATACATAACCCCTTCGCTAATAAAATAATTACCCACAATCGCTCCACCAGTAGCTCTTACATTACACGCTTCAAGTGAACCTCCACTATTTGGACCATATACACCATCTACTTTCTCGCCTTTAGTAACAAAAGAATTATCATACTGGCAATGTTGATGAGGTGCTGTAGACTTAATATATCCAGTCAAATTTAAGCCACCCCTAGTTATATACCCTCTATTATCAGCTACTAAGAATAATAACATAAGCAATATCACGCAACACATTATTTTGTGCTGTATTAAATAGCTTATCTTATATCTGTATTTATCTAAATACTTATGTGTTAGTTTGCTGAATTTCATTAACTACCCCTATTCTGTTTCGCCAGTTCCTCAACTATATAATCAAGCCTACCCCTCATATACTTATTATCATCTTTAATGATTTCAACATCAATCTGCAATTTGGCAACGTCTATTTTAACATCACTCATATCATCTTTTACATTACTAATATCTCCTTGAATTTCCTTAACGCACTCGTCAAGCTTGCTATCCACCTCTGCGATATCTTCTCTCGCTGTTTCCAACCTTTCCTGCGATACGGCAAATGTCGTGATTATACCGCCTGCCAATATAAACAAGGTTATCACTAATCCGATCGCCCTTATGTTTAGCCCATTCTTTTCACTCATGCTATCTCCTTAGTCGTTGTTCTCATACTTTATAGGTATGTTGTTTATATTTATCAAAGGTTTCCCAGCTTTCACATCAGTTTCAACCGTTCCGTCAGGAAGCCTCTTAACACTAACATCGCCCTTGCCCTTTACCCTTATACTAAAATCAGGTTGCTTGCCTAATTCATACCCTTGGTCATACTGGTCATATTTAAAACTTGCACACCCACATATACCTAATAGTAATATACTAATCAGTAAGTATCTCATTTACTTAATTCTTTCTCTCGTTTAGCCTTTTTAGTATTATAATTTTCTATAACCTCATTTGTCCAAACCGCGTCAGCTATATCCTGAACTCTCTGAACTTCCTTATTCAAAGTTTCAGTTGAAGTATCGGGTGCTAAAACGTGCCTGTGAAAAGTTTTTGCTATTTCTTCACCGTTTTCAAAGGTTCGTATTGCTGCACGAACCTGTATCTGTCCGTCTTGTAATATCTCTGTTTGAAAAGTTACAGTTTCTTCATTACCAACTCCCAGTATAGCGTGTTCCTGTTTAACAGCATCCCCAAAATCCTTGGTGCTTATTAAATTCAATAAAGCAGCACCTTTTTCGTTAAACTCTTCCTCTTTAAGAATTGGTTTGTTTTTACTGCCTTTATATTCCCCATCTTTAAATATTTTAGTTATTTCAGTATTAGACATTTTGCCATCTTCGTCTATCACATAAAAATTGCTTACGGACTTTGTATAAAGAGGTTGTGCATAAGCGATAGAACATACAAATAATAAACTGATTGTTATTACTATTTTTAACATTTATTTCTCCTGTTTACAATGAATAAGTTATGCTAAACCATACCTGACTTATATCTGCAAAATTAGCGTCTGTTAGTGCTGAAGTTGCTCCTGCTTCAGTAATTTCTTGTAAATATACTGTTGTATTGTTAGGTTCTACTATACACTCAAATTGATTAGCAAAGCTTACAACGCTAAAAGCTACATTTGCTGTTATTTGACGATTGCCGCTTTTTGTTGTGAATGGTAAGCCAGTTACCCTTGCTGCCCCAGTAGATGAACCCTTTGATGATAGCAACACTCTACCTTCTGCGTGAACCATATTCCCTACTTTAGTATAAGCACCAAACGTATAAGTTGCCATATATGTTATCCCAGTAGTTCCATAACCAAAAGAAACACCAGGAGTAAAAGTCCCTTCTTCATAATCATCTAATAACTCACTCGTCATACCACCAACATCTGAAGTAGCAGAGAAGTCTATACCCTTGCCAGAAGTTCCTATTACCAGATTACCATTAGCAACAGTCATATCATTTGCACCGCTTGTTGCTATTGTAGTGCCTGTAATTGCGGCGGGAGTAGTTCCACCTACTATGCCATCAAACGTTCCTGCGTTTATGTCTGCTGTGGTAGCTACTAATGAGTCAATTGTTCCTACTGAAGTTAATGAAGAAGCCAATATTGTAGATTTAAGAGTAGTGTTACTAAGTGTATTAGCATCTGCGGTTACTGTTATAGCTTGACTACCATTAAAATCTATACCATTTATTGCTCTTGCTGTTTTTAAGGTTTCAGCAGTTGTGGCTGCCCCTGATGTGCATACAGTATTATCGCCAGTATTCATACCAGAGATAGCAGAAGCACCAGCATTTAAAGTTAAAACAGAATTATTTGCGGCATTAGCAATTAAGGTTAGTGTGCCTGTATTTACTGTTAAAGCTGTAGTAAGCGTAGCATTTGTTACTGTATCTGCGTTTCCTTTTAATGCACCTTTAAACTCTACGGCAGTTATATCGTATAAACTATTCCCTGCGTCCCAATCTGCTGTTAAAGGTACAGAGCCATCTGCTAAAAGGTCGCCTCCGCCAACAACAGTCACCCAACCTAAATTACCTGAACCATCTGTTTTTAATGCTTGGTCAATAGTTCCATCAGCATTTGGTAAAACCCATATCTTATCAGCAGCTAAAGCAGGGGCTTCAAATCCTACATAGTTTCCGTTGTCATAAAAGCGTAATTCATAATTGCTTTTAATTTGTAGATTGGCATTATCTAATATAACATTATTAGTAGCAGGGTCTAAAGTTAAATCGCCATCAGAAGCTATTTTATAAAACCATCCTTCCAACCAAGCTTTACTTGAATAGCCAAATCTATAATTACCACCTAGACTTGGATAAACAGTCCAACTTCCACCAGGAAAACCTATAGCAAGATGTGCAGTAGTTTGACTTCCACATTGAATACTCAAATTACTTGAAGTTGAAGTAATATCTCCGCCATTAAGAGCAAGGTCACCTGAAAGAGTTAAATCAGTACCAGCAATAGAACCTCCACCTGTAAGATTGTATCCCCCTAAAGCCCAATTACCTGCTAAAGCTCTTGTTCCATCCGTTAAAAGATAATTAACTTCAGGGTATTCTTCAGCATCACCAGCTCCATCAAATCCTGCAAAATTAGACGCTGTACCTGTATGACAAGATGACCCCCAAGCAAGGTTTGTTAAGTTACAATGATCTGCTGCTTGTGAAGCTGTGAATTGAGTTGTAAATACTGTTTGAACCGATACTGGTGCATTAACACCTTCTTTTATAATTATTCTTCCTATAAGTATACAAGTTTCTGTAATGTGAGAAGGTAAATTTGTTGGTGGAGCTTCAGCTTCAATAACAGCAGACTTTTTGTTTTGGCTCTGTCCATATACCATATGCACTTGCTCGCCTGCAACTGCGTCTGGCTCAACATAAACCCACATATTCATATAGTAATTATTTGTTAGATTAACTAAAGCGTGTGTAGTTACATTATTCCATTGGTCAACTGTGTACGCAGTTACATCATTTCCTGTCCATACACCATCACCACTTTCATAATCCAAATGAAATGTTCCAGTAACATCAGTATCTAGTGTGGTAGTTTCAAATTCATTAAGTCTACTCCAAACTGTTCCACCTGTAACTGCTATCTCTCTATTGGTTTCATCAGAAACGGATAAGAGTAAACCACCACCACGTTCATCTCTTGCAAAATAGGCTATCCCTTCCATTCTTTCTATTACGTTTGTAAAAGCATCACCAACCCACCAAGGATTATTTATAATATGTAATTCGCCACCATCATTAACAACTTTGCCTAAAGGAAACTCTGTATCTTTATCCCAAGTTTCGGCTGCCCACGCTGTTACTGTAATAGCTTCTGTGCCTGTATTATAATCAACTACAATATACTTAGTTTCTCCTGCTGCTACACCAATCTCAGTAGTTGCGGGTATAGTGAAGAACTTAATAGCGCTTGTATCATCATCAGCTATTCTTATAACACCTTGACCTGCAGCAACATCTACAGTTGCGTCACCACCGTGCTGTGTAATTGCTCCACCAGATATTCTTCCTGCTGAAGTGAATAGTTTAAACGCATCCCCTAAATTATCATAAGTTGGTGTGTCTAAAACTGGAACCGGAACATCTGCGGCACTTACTTGATCTGTTCCTGTACCCCAATCAATAGAATCTTCATCAATAGTATTATCAGCTATTTGCTCGCCATCAATTTTATCTGCCCCATTATCCCATTGAGTTGTGCCTAGAGTTAAATGCTGTCCTGTGCCTATTGTAGCGTCGCCTGTAATATAAGCATTACCACCTATATAAGCATTTCCAACTGTACTTATTTTATCTCTTACGCATAAGCTATCAAGACCTGTTGGACCTGCTTCAAAAGTGCCTGTAGTAATTAAGTTACCATCCCCAAAATCTAAGTCATAACTTGTTTTATTACTATCAAGCGTAAGATCGCCATCACTTTGCGTTGCAAGTGTTATATAATTAGTAGCGTCATAGCTTAATTTTAATTGAGTACCTGCGTGTAAGATTTCAGTCTTTGTATCAGGGTCAATTACTCCAACACCAAGGCGTTGATTAAGTCCGTCAAAGCTAATGAATTCACTATCATTATTATCTAAAAAGCCAAGTCTATATTTTGGTGTGGCTAAGTTGCCTTCAGGTATTAAGCGTTGGGTTATTTTTCTATCTACAGCAGTATTTTGCAAAGTCCAAACCCCACCAGTCGTATCGCTAGCTACTGCAATAGCATTACTTCCATCATTACCACAAGCAACACTATGCCAATCTATATAATTATCTCCAGATGGTTGTTCTTCTGCCCAAGTAACACCACTATCTGATGAACTATACACACGCCCATTAAATCGACAGACAAAAAGATGACTACCATCAGCATCAGACGTACAGCTTCTCCAATCAAAATTACCATCATATCCAGAGGGTCGCCTTTCTGTCCAATCTACACCATAATTAGCTGATGTGTATATACGCCCATTAGTAGCAGCTATGATTAAATTACTACCATCACTATCACAAGCCCCACTATACCAGCTTTCACCTATATCGCCTAATGGCTGTCTTTCCGTCCAAGTAGCACCAGAGTCATCTGATGTATATGCCCTACCTGTAGGTCCCCATGCAGCCATCAAAAAACTACCATCATCATTAGAAACCGCAACTCTCCAACCTCTGTCACGATTTCCATCAGGTTGTCTTTCCGTCCAGTCTACACCAGAGTTAGCTGATGTGTATAAACGCTTTCCATTAATCGCAGCCATTAAATTACTTCCGTCAGAATCAGAATCTACAGCATCCCACCACCTATCAACATCTTCTCCTGTTGGTCGACGTTCAGTCCAATTTGCTCCTGAATCTACTGAAGTCCAAACTCTACCATAAACACCACTAACTATTAAATTACTGCCATCACTATCAGATGCAAGACCATACCAAGCTTCATCAACATCCCCAGCAGGTTGTCGTTCTGTCCAGGTAACTCCATAATCAGAGGAAATGTACAAACGCCCAGCAGATACACCAACTATTAAAGTACTGCCATCAGAACTAGATGCACAGCTTCTCCAATATATTTCCTCATCTATTCCAGTTGGGAAACGCTTTATCCAACTGCTAGTCGTAATCAACGCACTTCCCAGAAACTCTGCATCTCTCGAGTTGTATTCAGTAGTACCTGCGTCTGCTGTTCCACCTTTATAGAATATTACATCATTGCCTAATGGATTAAGTGTTAAGTCATTATCAGTCGTTATCTTATCAAACCAACCCTCTGCAAATACAAGACCTGTTTTACCTATTATATGTGTAGAGTCATCTACTGGTAAGAGATATGCTATGTTTGATGTAGTGTTTAAGTATAAGTAGTCATCACTATCACCATTAACTTTAAATCTTAAATCACCAGTAGAAGTAAGGTCGCTTCCATTTATGGCAAGGTCGCTTGTGCAGGTAACATTTCCGACTAAAGAACTTAATCCCGTAACGGTAAGGCTATCGTATATAATAACATCATCAGTAATATAAGCATTTCTTCCGATAAAGGCATCATAGACAGTTGATAAATGAGTACGTGAGCATACACCGTCTGCGGAGAAGGAGCCTACGGATAAAGTAAGATTTGTAGTAGCACCGAGAGTACATACATCATCAAGAGTCTGCTCTTCAGACTTCCAACCCTGAACACCAGCTTCTGTTTTGCCGTAAACTGTTTTATTGGAAGGGGCGGCGGAGTCATTTTTAAGCTGTATTGAACCATTGTCTATCTCAACGCTATTCTTAACTTTCGTTTCTAAATATCCAGGAGAAGTATCGTCATCATCTGTTTTTATTTCCCAAAGCTTATCTTCTATCTTGCGTAAACGTTCATTGAGGATAGGCAGAGATTTTCCCTCAAAATCCATTATTTGCTCGCCCTTAACTGTAGTTCCGGCATATATACACGAGGGTATGCTTAATAAAAATATAATTATGAGAAAATAAAATATAGTTTTTTTCATATTAAAGGTTCAATATCGTATATTAAAATTAGTTTATTTATTTGAATATCGCTTAACGATGATTCTTCTATTTTTATCTTAAAAAATTCTCCGACCAAACCGCCTTCTGTAAAATATTCTATATAACTTTTAGGGTTATCATTCAAGTCTATTTCAAATTCATCTTCATCACCTTCAAAGTTTTCAAATGTAATTGTCATCTTTCCTGTAGAATCCGTGTCATATAAAGCATGTAGTTTTCTTAATATCTTTTTATACCCTGGTGCTTGTAAATCATTCCACCCTGAAATCCAACGCAAAGGAATTGTTGTTTCGTATGAGCTTCCTTCTTTTTCATAAGTTAATCTAACCACATAAGACCTATTAGAACGATAAACATAAGGTGAATAATCCATATCAGTTGATGTCATGTTTATTTTATATTGAATATAATCATAAGCAGTTTCACCTGATATATCTGAACCAGACGGATTGCTAAACGCAGAACTCCACGTTGCCGCTGCACAAGCTGCCGCTGTAGCCCCACCCCTTATATTAAATGTAACATCGCCACCTGTTGCCGGTATCAGTTCATTCCAATATAATTTATCAAGCTCTGTAGCACCAATATAAAGCACTTGTGATACATAAGTACCACTTGTAGTAGGTCTGTCAATTCTACCTGGCAAATCGTTTAATGTAGCACCCCAGCTATCCCAACCGGAATCTATAGTAACCGACCATGCCATTTCTAATACAGCGTCATTTATTTTTCCACCCCAACGAGTTGGCTGATACCTGGCATTACAGAATGTTCCTGAAAAATCTTCGTGTCTTCTGTGAGTAACCTCATTAACTCTTTCTGAAAACGATAAAATGTTTCCTGATGTTGACGAACCAGCATACAAAGTATCTCTATCGCTTTGAGCTGAAAACACACAAAAAGAACTTATGTCGAGTATATCAATAGAAAAAGATTTATTTATAATATCATATATAAGAACTCTATCATTTACAGATGAACCTGATGTACCGGAAGTATAGGCAAGATAATAAACATTTTTATGAAAAGCCGCCCAACAATTTGCATAATTAGACTCTGATATGTTAAGCATTTCAGGGGCAACATCGTCAGATAAAAGAGTCGCATATTGACCATTAAATATATATATACCACTTGTATCAAGAAACATAATGCCTAATGGCGTGCTGACTGCTGAATAATAAGCATCGCTGCCTACCGGGCTAAAGGAGTCAGATATTTCCCAGTCTGTATCAGGGTCATCTCTTTCTGTATATGCTTTAATCCACGAACCATTTTTAGTAACAGTTAATATTCCTAATAAGTTAAAGACACCGGTTATTTCATCGCCATCATCAGCTCTTATATTAAAATAATTATCAGATACAAAGTAATCATGGCTTGCGTCTTCTGAATAATAAAGGCGTGAAGGATATGTGGGATTATTAGCAAACCATAATCTATTTTTATGAACTATGAGCAATAGACCTTTTGGCGGGGCATAAGTATAGCCAGGGCTTAACGCAGTAGCGGAAAGCTCTCCGTCCGCATCGGAATCAGTTAAAGTTACTGCTGTATTATTGGCTATTGTTCCATTAGATAATAAATAATAAGTGCTTCCCGCGGTTTTAATTCTGTATATTTTTCTGCCGACAACATCTTCTCCGCCAAATGTATCGGGCCCAATAGGGATCATAGATAAATCAATATCTTTATCCGATACAGTAAGCGAATTAGAAGCCGTATCAAACGAAACCTCATAAGAGGCAGTATAGAAGGTTACTTTGTATGTATAAGTGCCGTCAGGGCCCGCTCCGCTACCCGCATCAAGCGCTAAGCAAGAGCCTAAGTATGTTGCTGAGGCAGAACTGCCATCATATTTGACAGGAGGGTTATATCCATCGCATCCTATTGCTATATCGTGCCATGTTGCCCATTGCCATCTATAATCACCAGAAGCTAAATTAAGAATGGTTGACGTTGTGCCAGCGCTATCATCTCCAACTTCAATCTCATTACCATGACAAACAATCAGCGCTTTTGTGCCGTCTTTCTTATAAAGACGATGATTGCCAGTAATAGCTTCTGTCGCATCGGCTGTTCCGTATAAGCGCAAATTAGTTCGCTTTGATAATACTTCAAGCTCTCTATTAAGCCTTACATTCTCTACTATGGTTGCTTGATTTGGCTTTAATTTAAACTCTGAAGCCTTTACATTTAATCCTCCAGAAAAATCATCTAATACATAAATCTGATTTTTTGCAGATATGCTTTCTTGAGCAACAGCAGGCGCAGAGATAGCCATAAATAAAGCAATTAACAAATATGTTACATATTTACTAATGAGGCGGTGTGAAAAATATAACATTATGTGAACCTCCCCGTATCAACTTTTTCATCCAAGCAACATAATTCATATAATCTTTTTGAGCTGATTTAGCTTCCTTTTCTTTGCCTACTTTACCCATTGCTCGCCATTGCAAGTATTTATTGATGCCATCGTGGAAAGGTGTTAAATGAGAAAGCTGATTATAGGGAGTTTTGTCGTTAGAGTTAAAATCATCTGAAATGTAAACAGCATAAATAGTAATATCTTCCGCATCACTATTAACAGGTCTGTCAACATAAAGATATTGACCACGTCTAAAGTATTTTTTAGGGGTTCCCGAGCTTCTTGTTCTCCACCCGGAACTTTCTTCATCTAATTGAGCAATAGTTGTTAGTTTAAGTCTATCATCATCATAGGCAACTCCGCCGCCAGGGTATTCATCTATGTCATAAAACTTTGGTATCTGAGCTGTTAAATCCCAATAAGCATCATCTTCTGTTGTAGAGATTGTTTCGGGTTCGTTAGACACGATACATCTTGCCTCTGCGCATATCTCTTTATCTGCCGCTTTGCACCACCCATTTAAAACAGTATTTGTTATTACTCTATCAGTTATTTCGGGATTTTCTTCTCTGAACTTTGATATTATTTCTCCTCTATTCACTTGTTTCTCCTAAGGTCGTGCGTCATATCCTTGAATAGTTACTACCCCATCACAATCAATCGCTCCACCTGTCCCAAACACCGCCAGCCAACCCCCCGCCGGGCATTTGATTGGTTGAGGAAAGACCACTGGAGGCGCATTATATGGAGATGTAACTGCACCATCTATGTAAATCTCATCTAATAGAATATAACCATTTAAGAAACATCGGCTATCACTATCATCTGGATACCAACGTAATTCAAACAATACTGAACCTGTAGTCGTAGTAACGCCGCACTTCCAACTAGTTATAAAGCTATTATATTCACCATTGAAATGTTGAGCTGCTTGAGAATTAAGCTGACCTATTGGAACGGAAACGATAAACACATCATTAGTTGCTCTTCTTACTGTAATAACTCCAGCGCATTCGGCATTTAAAACAGCATAATCAACAAATTGAAAATATTGAGGGCCGCAAACCGCCGCAGTCCCATTTAATTCAAATGTAGCCGAACACTTTTTACTGTTATTGTCTATACCATAAACAGTAATACTTTGAGTTATATCTAAAGCGCTTGCACTAACCACCTCAAGCGTATCATAAGCGGTAGTTAATTGCAGATAGGTTGTATCAAGCTCTGTTAGAAGCTCTGCCGTAGCGTCTATATCATTGTCAGCCACGCAAACGTGCCACCCTACAACATCATAACTGCTATCTCTATTATATACTGCTTCAGTAGCTATAGCAGATGAGCATACAAAGAAGCTCAAAAGCAGTAATATGAGTATTTTTTTCATTATCTTCCCTTGCCCCTCTTTTTGGTAGTTGCACAACCGCCTCTGCCTCTATTAGCTCTTGTACCTTTACCACTACCGTTTCTTTTTGGCTTGCCTTTCATATCTATCCCCTCAAAGGGAGGAGTTTTCAAGCTCCCCCCATATTATTAGATTAAGTGCCCATTTTGATAGTATCATCATCATTAGTGTCGTAATAAAGCTCACCAGCAGCTGCACCAGCATCACCCTGGTCTGTACCAGATTTCATACTAGCAGCAGTAATATCTCCACCAACATACACATCACCAGTGTTACTTATATTACCAATTACACATACACCTAAACCACCAACAGTCAAGATGTCAGTACTTCCGGCTTGCAATGCAAGTGTTCCACCTTCTGCATCAATAGTTAAGTTACCATCGGCATTGATGTCATCACCATCAACTGACAAATCACCTGCTATAGCTAAATCACCAGCTGAAGTATCAAAAGTTAAGCTATCACCAAGAGTTGCATCAGTAATAGTTAAATCTGCCTGATACATATTGACATTGCCAGATAGTGTTGTAACTCCACAAACACCTAAAGCTCCGCCAAGATGAAAACCAGTTGAAGCGTTAAAGTAGGCAAGAACAACATCAGAGCCAGAAGCATCAGTAACAAACTGTAAATGATTACCAGTAGCTTCGTGCTTAATTTGCCATTCATCACCATCATTATCGCTTTCATCTGCTGTCAATCTTAAAATGGCATCTTTCTCTTCATAGCCATAAGCTCTAATAGTTGTATCTAAATCGTTAGACGAAAACTGAAATGTATCATCAGTTGCGTTATCTAACACATCAGCGTTTTCACCGACCAAATTACTGGTTAAAGTTAAAACACCACCAACAGACAACTCCATAATAGTAGCAAGTGAACCGCCAGTATCATTGATGAATAACAACGCATTACTATCAGCATCATCATTCTTCAGCTGCCATTCGTCGCCACTGTCTGCTGAAAGGTCCGCTGTCAACTGCAAGATAGCATCTTTATCAGTAGTTGCAAAAACATCAACCACAACATCACTATCATTAGAAGTAAACCTATGCTCGTCATCAACAACAACGTCATAAGTATCATCCCCTATAATAACTGATGTTAGAGTTGTAGCTCCTGTTAAAGTCTGGGCCCCACTTACAGTCAAGATACCTGTTAAAGCAAGTGTTCCACCATCAGGAACTATTGAAAGATTACAACCGCCTGAAGTTGCTAGTATAGGTACATTAGAAGTGGTTTTGACATACAAAAAGTCATTCGTGTCGCCACCAGTTAGAAAATCAACTGTACCTTCTGTAGCATCTGCTTCAGGATAAAGCTCAATACTACCATCACTCGCTGAAAGCGTAATATCAGTTGTAGCAAAAACAATAGAGAAAATATCATCATTTTCAGTTAAAGTAACAGTATTATTTACAGCATTATCAAGTTGAGCGTCATTCTCCATTATATAGCTATCAGCATCTATATCGCCAATAAAAATACCATTACCATTGAGATAGATTTTAACAGCCGTAGGAGCGCCTGTGGGAGCAATGTAAGTACCATTGTCAACCCAAGGCGTTACAACGCTTCCCCAAGAGGTCTTTGCTACACCACCCAGAGTGATAGAATCTGTGTAAATATCCTCCCACTCATTACCGGATTTACCTAATTCAATCGCACCATCTGTTTTGCCATAGATATATCCATCGTTATCGACAATCAATATACCATCATCATGAATAACAGTAGCGTAACTTACACTAGACATAAATCCAATAATAAATGAACCTATAATCAACAGAGCTATCACGAAAAATTGTTTCTTCATTGCATTTCCTCCTTTTTAGCTCTGTTTATAATCCAGTGGAACCCCAAACACTTCTCCAATCAGATGCACCAGTGTCAAATATCATTCTACCCTTGAAGTTGTAAAGCTCTAAGTCGTTGTCAATCCAAGAGGTAAAGTGAGGTCTTGCCTGCCAGATTATCTTTAGCATATTAAGAGCCGGATAAACTATAAACCACATAGTTGCAGAGCCCTCTAATGCAGATGAAAGATACCTCCATTCAACTGGTGTATATTTACCTGAGAATCTATTGGCGTTTCTTAGAGTAGTGTCAGGTTGTTCAGTGGCTCTATCACTTAACAATCTAAAAACTTGCCCTTTTAACTCTGGGGGATGAACTAAATAAGCTTCTTCGCCCATAGCAATAGGAATACCCTTAGGGTCAAAGGCGTTCTGAGCTATTTGAGTTTCTGCGGCTTCTAACGAAGTGTGAGAAAGAGCACCGCTAAGCAAGTTGTCGTACACTGTTCCTGTTTCTTCGCTGTTCTTAGGATGTGAATTTGAGAACAGATACTGCCCATCAGGACATGCTGTAGCAAAACCGTCAGCTAGTATAGCAGAAGTTGCGGCTTCAACGGCATCTCTACCGCCTCTACCCATTGCTTTTACATCGCCTTCTTTTTTTGCTAAAGCATATTCATCCTGGTCTACGGCCTCGAACGTAATCTGGAGTTTCTTCCATTTCTTTTCGGGTTCGTATGTCTTAGCATAACCTAAGACTGGGGTTTCCTGGCCTCCGCCTTCGCCTTCATTGGCATCAACCCATCTACCCAATGCACTAATTGAATCTTCCTTATACTCTTTGGTGTGGTCATCTATCGCTTTGAAAAGCTTAGTATGAACCTGAGTTTCTTCATTGAATGTTGACATAAAGAACTCATCGTAAATAGGAGTATAAAGCTGTGATTGTTCATTTCTTGTCATCGTTACATCCTCCTAGTCAGTTACTTTTTTAGCTTACAAATACAAAATGTCCAATAGCATAACCATAAGTATTAACAGCAACAGCCGCAACAGAAACATCTATCTCATCGATAAAGAATCCCGGGCCTGCTGCTATAGTTGTATCACTAATATCTATGGTATTTACACTTTCAAGGTCAACTATCGTACCAACTGCCGCCTGAGTGATTAACGCATTTGCTTCAACAGGTACTATCCAGCGATAAGAACTTGATAAAGGAATCACTTGGACGTTTAAATCACCTTTTGAACCACCTGAATTATCACAATCAGCAATAGCGATACCTGATGCGGTAGCAGACATAGCAGTTACAGCGTTTGAGCCATAACCGGTTCCGTCGTTACTTATCATATCGCCCTTAGCGATACTATCTATATCGGCAAGATAGGTTCTTAGACCGTCGGCTTTAAGTGTGCTTAGTAACTGGAAGCCTGTTGCCCAGTAAGAGTTCGATCTCATTGTAATCCTCCTTAATACTTAGTTAAATCAAGTTTGATAGTAGAAGGAACATCATACAGATCTCTGGCTCCATGATTCCAACTGCATTCTGGGCAAGGCATAGGAGGACTTTCAGACTTCAGATAATAAATCTTAGTCTTACATTGTCCACATATATAAAAACTTTGCTCATCATCTCTAGTTGTTTTTGCCATAATCTATACTTACGAGCTGTAGGGTATATTTGCTCTTTTCTTCTTTCGAGCCTCGAGTGCTTCTTTCGATATACCTACCATCCCCGCAATTTTCTCCTGCTCTCTATCAAACTCACTTTGGTTTTTCTTTTCTTTTTCATGACTTGATGACAAGCCATTATCAAGATTTTCTTGACGCTGACGCTCTTCTTCAGCCCCTTCTGCCTTTATTCTGGCTTCTTTTTCTGCTGAAGTTTCTTCATCTGGTTTTTTCTTAGTCTCCTTATTGTCAGCCTTTAATCTCTTATCGAGTTCATCAGCTATCATTTCGGGCCCATTGACAGCTCTTAAATACTTCTTTGGGTCTTCTTTAAGGATTTCAGTCATCAGTTTGTAAGTTGGAAACTCGTCGCATAAAAGTTTAAATACCTCATCGTCTGTCTTGCCTGACTTCTTCAGCTCTTCGCCTTTTTTGTCAGCTTTTTCCAGATTAGGGTATCTTTCTTGGGCTTTCTGTTTAGATTTATCAACAGTATCAAGAAACTCTTTGATAAGCTTTTGCTTGCCTATATTCTGTTCATACTCTTCAGCGTCAACTGCTCTCTTGAAAGTTCTTTCAGAAATCCATTCCTGAGCAGAAACAGGGTCTTCAGAATACCAGTCTTCAAGCTCTTCTTTTGGCATTTCTCTGCGGTCTTCTCTCGGTTTATCTGTATCTTCATCAACTTGTTTTTGACGCAAGTCGTCTATATAAACCTTTTTAGTTTCTGTCGCAGTTTTTTCATCAGCTGGCTCTAGCTTGACCTTAACCTCTTTAAGCTCTTTTTCTAAAGTTGCAATCTTTTCTTTGTCTTGCTGGCTTGCCTCTTTCTGAGTTTTTATCTCAGTGGTCAGCTCCCCAAAGCGTTCATTGAGCTTATTCTGCTTCTTCTGTTTTTCCTCAATCTCTGGTTTCTTAGCTTCTAGTTCTTTCTTGCGAGCTTTTTCGTCATCGCTTAGCTCTTCTTCTTTAGCTGTAAGCAATCGCTCATCTTCTTTGGCTTGTTTCTCAGCTTCTTCCGCATTCTCAGGAGCAGAAGTTCCCTGATTTTCTTTGGTCTTTTCTGTTTCAAGCGACGAACTTGCAGCGGCATCCCTTGCTTCCGCACTTATGTTAGCGTCTTTATTTCCCTGAATCCTAATAGCCTTTTCTTCTTTAACTCTATCCATTGTTTCTTTGGCTATAGCTTCAGGTGATTTTCGTTCTTCAGGCATTATTTTCTCCTGTTATCGGGGTTGATAAAGGACAACCTAGAAACCTATTATTAATTAGTTACTCTGGTTTTTTTACAGTATCAATAGCATCAGCCTTTTGAGCCTCAGCTTCTTCTTTTTTCCCAGCCTCTCCTTTTTTCTTTACCTCAAATTCAGCATCAAGTTCAGCTTCCTTAGCCTTCAAAACCTTTTGCTTATTAGCTAGATGCGAATTTTTAAGAACAAAGTCTGCCTTAGAGATATACTTATTCTCTGGGTCATAAGGCACAACGTGAGTAGGCTTAGGTGCTTTTTGCTTAGAAGTAACAGCTTTAGAATGCTTTGCCAGGTCTTTTGCTACCCTAGCGGCTATCCTTTTCTGCTCTTTTTCTTTAGCTATCGCTTTATCAGCTTTCTTTTTTAAATCTCTTTTAATCATATCTTCTTTTTTCACTTTCTATTCTCCCCCTTCCGCATTAGATTTGTTCATTTCACTTTTAATACATTTCATTCTTTCACTTACTTTTTTTAGAATCGTCTTACACTCTTCAAGTCTGAAAGTGTAGTTTTTAGCATTGTGCATATTATCATCTTTTATCGATGATAGAACTTGCGTGTTTAAATAACTGGCTCTTCGATTTAATAAGTCAACAAAAGAATCCCATGCTGGACTGTTGATAATTGCTGTCCAATCAGCTAACTCATCAAATAGGTCTTTATTATTTACCTTTTCACCCATTAAGCTCCACCCATTCCACCTAAGCCCATATCATTAGCATTAGGAGCTGCTGCATTTGGGGGTTGGACAATATTAGGATTCATCGGACTACCCTGCTGCTGCATTCCTTGCTGACCTTCAGGCAGTGGCCTGCCAGCCATACTTTCGGGCATCATGCTCATCATCATTGTATTGACTAACTTCGTTTTCTGTATCTCGTTGACTAGCTTTCGGAAATTTATCATTGTCTTAAATAGATGCTTATCAAAGACGGCTCTATATTCAACATCTAAGTCATAGTAGTTTTCCTCTTTTTGCTTGAAGTGGCCCATCATGTGTTGATATGCGTCTTCGCCTTCTGGCGGGTCAAAGTCTTCGCCCTGCATAAATCGTGTCCATTCTTCTTCAAGCTCCTTGCTGTCATAGCCTTTCTTTATATCCGGCTTCTTACCTAAATATCTTTCAGCATCATTGATACCAAGTATCTTAATTGTATCAGCTGCTAGGTTATAATTACCTTCAGGGTTAATTTGAGGATTACACCAGATGCTACCTTGTAGATTCTCAAATGCCCACATTTTAACTTGCTTTTCAAGAGTCTTAGAGCCGGATAGATTATCAGCTTCCATTCTTGCGGCATAATTACCCCTTAAAGACTCAATAGATAGATTTCTTATTAACTGCTTGCCATCTTCCCCTAAAACACGCTGTCCTAAGTTAGGTGGTGCCCAATCCTGATACATATTTATGAACATAGTCAGAGCTTCACAAACATCAGTCATTATGCGCTTAACCCATAGACTGAACTTAGTTTCTCCCTTTTCAGCTACCATGATATCTCTTGTAGCTGTACCAGATGTATTCTTGCCTGTTGTCTGAAAGTACGAACCCGCACCTGTGAGCTTTTCTATAATCTCAAATAGCAGGTTGATGTCTTGAATTGCCCAGGCCATAGAACGCTGCAAGTTGGGGAAATAGACAGCCTTTGTCGGATCCCCAGCCACAGGATAAATCATACCTGGAAATAGCTCTTGCTTTTGCGTAACATATCCCTCATCAAAGTTAGCAAATCCAAATGGACAGTTAGTTATATACTGGAAGTCTGACTTCTGATTATAGACATTATTTATAGCATTGACTGCCGGTGCTATAAGCTTAGGAAGAGAATGCCCCCTTATTCTTCCAGGTATTCTTATAAAAGCACCACCCGCAAAGGGTATCTTGTTTGTTCTATTGATTCTACGCACTGGCTTAGCATCTAAAAGCGTCTGAGTTATCGGCTCAATAGTAAATCGATACTTTTCTGTCTTGTTTTTAAGCTTATAAGTGCCGTACCATTCATACAAATCAAGAGGGAAAGCTCTTAAATCAGCATCTGTAATAGATGATATACCTAAAGAATTGGCTTTTGTCTTAGCTAAAGACTTGTTTTTTGCATCTACACAAGCGCCCTTTAGCTTATCTATGAAGTCATCAGGTACATCTCTGAAGCGATTGTCATCAATTAAATCCTTTACCTCATCACTGGCCTTATGTATTACATGAATAAAGAAGGCTAGATTTTGTATATTCTTGCCGTAAGACGGAAGGACTATATCTTCTACATTAGAGATATTCTCCATAACGCCTTTTTCAAAACGCTTTTTCTCTGTTTTTATTATATAGCCACCAGTTTTAGTGTTAGGGATACGCCTGTCAACCCACTCATACCAGACTTTCCAATATACCTTGAACACTGAGAAGCCCTGAGACGTCCTATTGTGAATATGGTCATCTACTTCTGGAAAGATGTTTCCCTCACTCTGACTGACTGCCCACTTAGCAAAGCTAGTCAGATTAGCCTTGTTGTCCATATCGTTCTTCTCTGTAGCTATAAAGTGAATGGTGTCGGGGGTCCAACACGTTGACAGTAAAGTAGCTTGATATATATCGCAGACAGCAGCAGTAACCCCTAGATTCCTATCAGATTGCCAACCCTTTTTCTTTAGATTCTCTATTTCGCTAGGTTTAGAGCCATAATACATCTTCAAGTCAAGCTCTCTTTGGGCTATATAATCAGTCATAGCCTCAATGCCCGCTTTGTAATCCGCCATTACCACTTTGACAATCTCTTTAGCCGCTGGTGCTGATACCTTATCAGATTCAAGCTCCGGCTCTACTCTGGGTGCTTCCTTCTCCGTGAGGTCTGTCTTCAGTAGGTCTTTCTTAGCTACTCGCCTGTCAGTCTTTTTTGCCATTTAATCTGTCCTTTGCTGATTTTGTATCATCAAATTCTTGCTGTAAGTCGTCATTCCTATCACGTTTAGAGTTTCTGAACTCTCTATGTGATAACGGTAGTTTCTTAATCTTGTCTTCAGGTTTCATATCGCCCTCAATGTTTAAATACCTTTTTTAGTCCAGCCCTCATATTACTATTTAAGCCAGATGCTGTTACTATCTTTTTAGATTCTTGAGCTTTCTTCATAGCAAGATATTCTCTAGCCGCTAATGTTTTATTAATATTATACTGCATTTCTCCCTGTGCTACAAAAAGCTGTCCAGTCGTTGCCGCGGAATTTATGAAGATTTCCAGCCCTGCCTTAGCTTTCTTAACAGCTATAATAAGCTCATCAGTATCAACAAACCTATCCGGGTCTGCTGTAAATAGCTTCTTCTTAGCCTCTAAGGTTTCCTCTGGTGTCATTTCCTTAGCTTTGATTTCTTCCTTCTTATCGCTCATATTGTACCTTTCCGTTAATATGCTTTCTCAAACTCATTCTCTGCATTAAATGTGCTTCTCTTTATAAATCTGGGGTTATCCATCCAAAAATATCTAATAACGTCGCAATTAGACACAAGAATATCGTTGGCATAATATCTATGTCTGCCCTCAACGGTTAAATTATAAACTGTTTTTTTGGAGTTTGGTTCGACTTTGGCTACAGTTACTGCATCGCGGTGAGCATGTTTTTGCTTTTGAATATTTGTTTTTTGGTTTTCCCATACATCCATTATATCACCATATCTAAGTAAGTCAAGTGGAATTTCTTTCCCATTTTTTAAAAATACTCTATGATTCGGAGTTCCGCACAATATTCTTCCATCTGAGAAAGTAACTTTTATTACATTGCTATTATATCCAGTAATCCGTGATGCTGTTACTTTTCTTAAGCCAACATCTGTTTCCACATAATCTCCTATTTTAATATCTTTAATGATTATTTGTCCTTTTGGTGTTCTTATTAAAGTGTTTCCCACTAAACAGAAATCCTTATGTTTCTCTACTAAGCCTATCTTGTCTCTTACGTCTCCGTCTGTCGTTGTGGGGTCTTTGTGTGAATACTTACTCATGTGCCTTATTGCGTTATGGCATCTATCAGAGATATAGAACTTCGGCTTGGTTATAAACTCGCCGTCTTTCATCTCATAATAAAGCTTCTGTCTTACTTGTAAGTGCCCTGCCTCTATTATGTCAATACCATCGTGAAACGTGAGATTTAAAGCTTGGAGCATCTTCTTTGGTGTTGTAGATGCTATCCCTGTTTCGCTGTCCCGCTTAGCTTTCCGCTCCGTACAGTTGCCAGAGTTGGGGTCAATGATGCGCCTGTGTACTCCGTTCGCTCTAAACACATCGAGAATTGCTGCCTCTTTAACCTTAATAATCTGAGCATATTCTTCATAAGTCTTATTGTCTGATATAATCTCATTGAAGTTTCTATTGGGATATTCATCAATCATAAATCCCGTGCCTACTCTATTGACTGCGAACCAACCCATTGCCCAGGGCTTCCGGTCGTGTGGGTCAAGAACGTGATAAAGCGTAACTGGCTCATCATAAGGCATATCATTCTGAGGCAATATATGTATATCATGGCTGAATGTTGGATATACCTTGCCAGTTAAGTTAATCGGCATTCCATATATACGAGATAGTATCTCTTGTGAACTCATCAGCTTAGCATCTGACTTAACACGCCCCTGATTGATATATGGATTTTCTGTAGTCCACATAAAAAAGATGTATATATCATCCTTCTTAGCTATCCTGGGAAGCGTCTTATCTGCCAGCTCTGCGTATTCAGACTTAATTATCTCATAATCGCTTGAAATGTCATCAATTAGGTCTGTTACGCCTTTTAATGAGGTCATGGTGAATATCATTTCGCCATCTCTATCAAGGAGCCGCATTCTCTGCTCTTTAACTATCTCATTGTTGGGCTCTTCATCATTCCAGATGAGGTCAATATCATCTGAAGAGTAAGATATAACCCCTTGCTGATATGTCTTAAATGCTAAGTATGAGCCGTTTTTAAAGATTATCTTACTATTGCGAAAGCCATTTATCTGATCATAGAACGCATATTTTAGTAAATGCTTAGGTAGCTGACTCCATATCTTGCGCTGTTGTATTGAAATGCTGATAGCCTCGGTCTCTGCACAGCACCAGATGCGTTGATTTGGCTTCTCTAATGCTTTTCTTATGCAGTATTCGGCCCCTTCTTCAGTCTTTCCTGACCGGTTGCCGCCAAACAATACTCTTATTTTGCCCTTACAAGTAGAAAATAGCTCTTGAATAGGCAATCTTTCAAAGAACGCTAAAGGGTTAATCTTTTTGTACTGTGCTAACTCCTGTAACTCCGTCAGACATTTCCTTTGCCTTGCGTTTAAGCTCATCTGGTTTCATATCCTTAAATTTATCAAGAGTTTCTTTCCCGTAGTCAAGCTTAACATCTTGTTGGTCTCTCATGTCTGTTAAATTAGTAGATACAAACTTACAAAAGTAGGGATTATAGTATCCTAATAACCCTCCTTGTATCAACGCATTCTTCTGCATTTCTACTACTTTTTTCTTATATATGTCCGAGAATATCTTTTGATATGACCCATGATCTGGATTTACCCAATCATAAACTGTTGATACCCCAACCTTTATGTGTTTAGCAAACTCAACCAACGTGGGCAGCTTTATTCCTATTAGCTTCCCCTCAACTACCTTACAACAGTCTCTACTGTAGAATTTTATTATATCATCGCAGAATTCAGGTTTGTATTTTGTGGGTGCGCCTGCTTTTGCCATTTTCTTACCTCATATCCCCATGGGAGCATGGCTCTTTTTAATATCTTCAGCCTCTTGCCCTATTAGTTTGCCCATGATCCATTTATCGCTTACTGTTCTATGCTCTATATTATCAATACTCATTGGCTTTCCTTCGTGCCTCATGAATAATAGTATCTCACCTGGAGCTAAATCATCCTTATAATCACTCTGCTTTGATACAGCTACTACTTCGCCAACCACTTCAGCATCATATTTCTTGTATTTTGTTGCACTATCTGGAATTATCAATCCGGATTCGGACTGTTTTCTATAGAGGGGCTTGACTACTACTGTCTTGTTAAGAGCTGTTACCATTTAATATGCCTTTCATTTATATAGATACGCAAATGGGCCCGCATTGGCTCTCTTATTCGCATAATTGCTTATTGATATGCAGGTATTAACGCAAACTGCTATGATAATTACTGTTATTGCTATCTTAATTAGGAGCTTCATGCTGGTGGGCTTCCTTTGTCTATCATGAGGGCATTCCTGATAGATAGTTGCCTTTCATGCTCATCATTTATCGTCATTATTTCTACTTGTAAATTGGTCTCACGTTCAAATTGTATATCCCTAATACCGGTTTTTACATTATATCCTTGCCCTGTCTTCTCGAAATTAAGAGGAGTTGCCTCTAATAGGTCAGCCAGCCTTGAATCTATTTCTTTAGATATTGCTCCATTATAGGTTATTCTGATGGTCTGTTTCATTTAAACCTTCCCTTATTTGTGCTTGGGGTTTTAGGGTTATGCACAGCCTTTTTAATAGCAAATCCTACACCCTAGGTCTATGCCTGTATGACATTAGTCATAAGAAACGTGATGTAGTAACTTACTATCTCCCCGGAGATACTCCCGCAATATCTAAATCCCCTCAAAAATCTATGTTTGCCACTCTCGGTCTACTTTCCATTATCTTACTTGGTAGTGGTATCTAAGAAGTTCAAAGGGATTTAATTGTCAAATATGTAAGATGAGTTAGTCGACCGGGAGACACCCCGAACCTTATTTCTTATCTGCATAGCAGAACTTTAATCATCTTACTTTGTCAAGGTTGGGAGCAAGCGGGAAAGGACATCGTCCCGCCGCCCCCGAATATCTATGTCTTATCATTCACTATCAATTATACGCTATGATATGGAAAATGCAAACTTTATTTATTTTAAAAATAGCCCTTGACAAATATTAAATATATGTTATACTTAAAGTAACCCAAAAAGGAGATGACACAATGACAGGCAAACAATTAAAACAGCGTCGAGAAAAAGCAGGATTAAGCCGAGAAGCCCTTGCAGGTAAATTGGACGTATCGTTTAATACTGTTTATAGATGGGAAGAAAAATATTTTAATCCGCACAAAATATTTATAAAAAAA